AAACCCTCTCTAGTTAAAGTTCCTATAATTCCTTTAGCTGTAGATATAGCTCCACTACTTGATGAGTAATACAAACGATATTGTGATCGTCTCCGTAAAACACAGCTTGTAATAGTAAAATCATCAATATTTCGAGCAAGAGAAGAAGTTACCGATTGTATTTGTCGGCTAACCGATCCAAGCTCAACATCTCCAATTCGTGCTGTTCCGGCAACTGACCGGATGCCATCAGGACTTAAAAATACTAAGTCACCACCAATTTCTTGAATGCTATGGTGACTTAAACAGCCTACATTTTGAGCAATAGGAACTACAGCAATACTACTTGAGTCATTAATATTTATAAGTTTATAAATACTGTTTTCGCAAAAAATAATTAAATCACTTCGGAAAGTTTTAAGTCCTATAATTTGATCATCTAGTGAAATACTTCCAGATCCTGTTCCACTAAAAGAAGTTGGATCTAAGGTAGCACTATAATATAGCGTGTTTTTTTGAGCAGACGCTCCGGCAACAACAAAGTGTTTATCGTGAATAGTTCCGACTTTAGGTGCTACTGTACCTGAGACAGTTATTTCTTGAGCAAAATATGTACGGCCTGATAAAGCACCGGAGCCGGTCATTTTAAACATAAACGGCTTATTTGCGCCGTCGCAAATTAAAACTTGTCCGTATTCTTCATTTCCTTCAAATACTGTAATCGAACAATGGCCTTGGCTAGTTCGTGCAAGTGCTGACCGACCTGTAAATGTAGAATAGTTGTCTCCACTTCCAGAAACACTAGACCTATTAATTTGAAGCCAAGTAGATCCGTCGTTAGAAAAGTAAATATTGGTTGTGCTGCAAGCTATAAGGCCGTCACCATAAACAGCTAGACCCAGTAAAGGATTATTAGCGTTAGGTCTAGTATCTCCAAAAGCGGTGTAGCCATTTATTCTTCGATAACCTCCATCAGGATCTACTTCAAAATTTTGAAGTTCGGTAGCAAATCCAGGTTGTCCTAGCAGTTCAAGTTGATTGAGATTAGTATTTAATCCCCCTTTACAAGAAATACCATAAGGTTGAGAAGCTGCCATATTATACGAATCTCATTCGGTCGTCAGAAATATAAACAGGCGCAGGACTCATTAAAGCTGTTTTCATATGTCTTAAACCTTTTTTATAATCTTCTAACGCAAATGCTGCTGATTGTGGGTTATCTTTAAACTGCCACATATGATATCTAGCTCTAGCTATTAATACGGATGTAAATACATCAGGAAATACAATAGCATCTGAGTGTGCGCTAAGCCGTGAAGGGGCATTCCATGCAAAATACCAAATACGATAAACTTTATCGGGTATAGGACTTAATCCAAAATTTCGTCCGTCTGGACTGCGAATAACGGAGTTTGGCGTACCCCAGCTTTGTCCGTCAGCATCGTCCATGTTTTCAGCTACACGCCTAAAATCTTTCCAGTTTTCGAGTGTTACAAAACGAAGATTTTTTTCCTCATAGGGCGCTGATTCTCCGCTTACTCCGACAGTAGTAAGAGAAAAATTATCCCAATCTACTGATCCATAATCTGTTGTAATACTTGAACTAGCTGGTTTAAGTTCATACCAGCGTGTTCCTGCTACGGTTTCTAAATATACGTTTCCGTACATTGGATCGGTAGCTCCGCTTTCAGCTACAGATAAAAAAGGCCATTGGGGTTCTTCGTTAACTATATCAAAATATGCTCGATTAATACTATCTTTAGCGTGTTGTTGTACGCTTCGCGCATCTGCAAAAGTTGCAGAAGTTAGTACTACTTCATTAAGCTCTCGCAAAAGCTCGTTTGTTAACTGTAAATAAGTAGTAGCCATTAATTATACTGCCTTTGATTTAGTTGAAGGGTTTTCTTTTTTACCCCAGATTGCATCCCAATTGTCTTTATATTTTTGTTGATTTTCAGGCTTATACCAACTTCCGGTAGCTCCGAGTATTTTTCCTCTTCTTTTACCTTTAATCATTAAAGGTTGTGATTCACTTCCTAAAGTAGCCATACAGTTTCCTTTGTTAAAAGATTAGGGGGTTTTTACACCCCCCTCTCTTATTACTTGCTTAGTCGATACCGTAGAACGCTGAAACCATAGCTTCAGGACGTAATACTTTAGCACCATAAACATGCAAGCCTCGACAAATATCACCAAAGCTATCTGGGTCACGAAGGACTTCAGTGCTTGTGATGGTTTGTGCAGTTGCTGTAGAACTTATATGTCCCGCAATACACTTACCTGCTGCGTTAGTTGTAGCAGCAATATTGTTAGACTTGTACATGTCAAAGCCACGCAATTTTCCAGATGATACTAGACCATTACGAATAGAGCCTTGACCAGCATTAAAGTCTACAGACATCAACTTAGAGCTTGACTGTCCCAACTGCTCATAAAAGCTAGGGGAAGCCAAGAACCAACGTCCTTCTTCAGGAACGTCTTGTTCGTCAAGTAGTCGAGCCATGTAAGCCATTACATCTATAGGATCATGCTCGTCAGTACCGAAACCTAAGTCCAAGTTACCAGTACCGTCAAAAGTACCAGCCGCAAGGTCAGTAGCGTTATCGCTACCAAGGATGTGGTTCGGACTAGAAGCAGAGACTCCTGCAAACATAGTCGCAATTACACCTTCATCAAAAGCATCACGCAGCGCGTAAGCAGCAGATGAAGCGGCAACTTCTTTAAAGTTAACGTGTGACATAGAAGTTTCAATGTCATCAACGATGAACTTAAAGGCGTTAGCCGTATCGACAACCAAACTTGTTTCTTGGTCAGTCAACTTAGTTTGAGTTACATCAGCACCACGTTCATACTGATAGACTGTGATTACTGGCTCTTTGATGATCTTTACAGAATCACCGAAAGCAGAAATCTCACCGGCATAGTCGGTGTTTGTGATCGCTTCACATACAGACGATTTACGGAAGAAGTTTAAAACCTTCTTAGAATAAATCGCTGGAAGGAAGAACGAGTTCGTTTGACCCGATACAGAATTACCAAAGTTGCCATTAGTATCTGTACTCTGTTCAAAGTACTGATCGGATTGATTATAAGCCATGTTATGTTACTCCTAAAAAGACAAAATAAAATTAAGGGATTACACGACCTTCCATAATAGCTTCATCAATCTCACTTTCGTATTTATCAAATTGGCTAATAGAAAGGGCAGCAATTTCCCGTTCTGTCCAAATCTTCGGCTCTTTTACATCTACTGCTGTTGTTTTAGTAGATACAAAATCTGCTGCAGAAGATTTAGGTTGTGACTGTTTTGCCTTAGCCTTTGTTTTTGTAGTGATTCCATTTTCCATTTTATAAAGGTCGATAGCTTTAATTGCTAAAGTAACATTATCAGGGTTGTTGTAGATCCAGCTTTGAATTTGTTCAGGCTGTTCTTGCGCCCAGTTATGAAAGTTTTCGTCGCCTCGTATATCCTCAAAATCAGGATGTTTAGATTTTAGAGCGTCTTCGGCTTCTCTACGTTGAATGTTTGCTTCTCGTTCTTCGAGAACCGACATTTTCTGTTGTAAAGCTTTCATCTGCTCTTCGCTTTTTTGATAAGCGACCGACTCTACTGTTTCATATAAATCAGGATATTGTTCTTTAAACTCGTTAAGCTCTTCGGTTGACTTAGGGGGCGCATAGGCTGGTTCCCTTTCGATTGCCGCCGCCTGTAGTTCCTGCTCACGTTGTTTAAATTCCGCTATTCGCTGATCGTAATGTTTCTTTAAATCGTCGTACCGTTTTTTATAATTGGTTCTTTTCTGAGGGCTTTCAGCTTCGTTTTCAGGGGCCGCTTCTGGGGTAGCCTGTTCCTGCTTTGGCTTCTCTTCAAAAAATAATCCTGATGCATCTCCTCTGCTTGGTGCGTCTTCAACGTGCCAATCTTTACGAGAGTTATACGGATTAGGTGTTTCTTCACTTACTTGTTCAGTTGCTTCAGACATATTCGTCACACTCCTTTAGGGGCTTGTCAGTCTTTCAAGGTGGCTGTACTGTTCGCGTTTCAGTACAGGGTCTTGATACTTTAAGGTAGCCTTTAGGTAAATAGTTGTAAGGGGTTTAAATTAATAAAGTAGCCTTACGGTAATACGCTTGGCATTCTATTTGCGCCAAGCATCTGCTTTCGCAGTTCGTTTTGCGTTGTGTTCATTTGCTCAGCCCCATACATTTTTTCATCTTGCATTGGATCGAGCGTTAATCCACCAAACGCTTTTTTCATATAGCCACCGTCATAAGCCATTTCAGCTTCATCCATCATAGTTTGAAGCCGGTCTGCACCTATTTGATCGGTAGCTTTTTTGGTGAAAACAAACTCACCGTCCGATAGCCTTGCGGGTATCGAATCTGATACTCCAGTGCCAGGGCCTTCTACCGCCCCCTCACCTGAGAATTCTCCTGCAACATCCATAACTTTATCAAAGATGCTGCTTAGCCGTTCATCGTTTTCCAGAACAGTCATTAAATATTCTTGATCGCTTTCGTCTAAAGATTCATCAAGAACATATTCTAAATAATTATTTTCCATTTGTTGATCTGGAAGCTGCGAAGCTTCTGCTTCTGCCATTTCATCCGGCGGAATGTTAGGGTATGTATCAACAGGCATTTCTCGGTTAGCTGGCATTTCCATTTCAGGTGGAACAAGCATAGAGCCGCCTTCTGCAAATGAAATATCTGGCTGATCGCTAGAAAAACCTAAACTGCCGCCCATTTTACCTAATCCTTTTTTAGCAACTTTAGCTGTGCCTTCAAATACCTTGCCTACGCCTTTTGCAGCTTTCTTGCCTACGTCTGTTGCGTCTCGCACAACATCCCCTGCATCGTCAAGTGCTTGCTTGCCTACTCCTGCCGCTCCTTTCACAACATTACCTAATAAACTAGAGCTAGTATCGGATGAAGGTTGATCAGGTTTGCCCATAGGAGCCGGTTTGCCCATAGGAGCGGGAGCCATAGGTTCATACATATCATCAAACAACCCACCTTGGTTATACTTTAACAGCATTCCACCTTCATTAAAGTTCTTGGCTGCTTCCCGCATTTTCATATCCATTTCGTTTTCTTTTCTTTCTTGTTCTCTTTCTTCTCGTCTTGCAGCATCTTTTAAAAGCGTTTGTATGGTTTTTTCTTGAATTCTTTCAATAATTGATGGGTCATCTTCGGCTATAAATGCATTTTCATCTATTTGTGCTTGTCTTTCTGCTTCTGCTTTATCTACATTTTTTGCCATTTTAGTCCCCACTCCGTTTTTTAGCTTCAGCTATTTGATCTTTAAGTTGTTCTAAATTAGCCAGAGAATTCACTTTCCCCTGGCTGCGGTATATTTCCTGTTCCGATGTTGCCACCACCAGTGCCTGTAGCTCCAAGTTCTTGAGGTTGTTCAGGTGTTGCTTGAACGCCTCCCATAACTCCGGGTTGTTGACCAGCGGGGATAGCCTCGCTGCCAGTTGCTTGTCCAGCATTTTGCGCTCCTATAATTTGAGCCATAATAGCGGCTTCTTCAGGGTCATTAAGTATTTCATCAGGATCGAGATCAAGGCTATAAGCAAGCTCACTAATAATTTTAGAGATCTTAACAAACGGCGCAATCGCTGGATTCTGTGCGGTTTGAAGAAACATTGTAAGTCGCTGACTTCGAACTTCTTTTTGCATTAGGCTATTTGTACCCATTGCTCGAATTTCTAGGTCGCCCTCAATGTCTAGTTCGCCATCAAAAAACTGCATATTCCATTGATAATAAGCTTGCCCAAGAGGTTTAAGCAAGAAGTCATCTAAGTTTTTAACTACTGTTTTAATATTTAATGACGCTGCGCCTAATAGCATTGACATTCCAGACGCAGTTCTAGTCATACTTTGTACGCCTGTTTGTCCATGCGAGTAGCTAGGAATACCTGTCTGCTCATCGGCAAGCTGACGAAACTTGTCAAACATCATCATGTTTTCTTGTGATGTGTTAGGAAACTTTAACCCGTGTATTGATTGTCCAGGCATCCCTGCTTGCCGCCTAAATACCTTGCCGGGGTATATGTCCATTGACTGCCCACCAACTAAGGCAGACTCGTCTACATCAAAAACAAGTGAACCACTAAGTGCAAGGTTATCTATTGCCATACGAGCATGACCGTTCATTATTTGTTGAGAGTCATCCATGTTTTCTGCTACACCAATTCCAAAAAAACTATACGGATTTCTTTCGTAGCTAAAAGCATTGTATGGTAATCTATAAGGCGTAAAGGGGTTAATAACTGCACGTAAAAGCTTACCGTTGCTTATCCAAGCATTAACTTGTACTTCATCTAAATCATCTATTTCTTCTTCAAGTTCTAAGCCTATTTCGCGCACATACTCTGCATCCATGATGCCCCAGTACTCTAATACTTCAAACTGTCCAGAACCAAAATCTTCTGAACGTCTATCATCTTTTAATTCGCTTTCGTAATCTTTTTCTTCGTAGTTTGGCCCCATCATTAAACATTCACGTATCGCGTCTTTATTAAAGTACGGAAGTTTTGCTAACGCTCTTAACTGCGAACGATTTAGTTTATGCCTATGAAACGTATATTCGCATTCATCAATTGTTGTTGCACTAGGGTCAGGAAAAAAGTCCCAGACACTTACAAATTCAATACGAGGTACTCGAACTAAAAGCGGATTATACTCACGCTCTCCGGTGTCTGAATTCTTCACCCAACGCCCAAGAGTTTTGTTATGGTTAAACGGGCCTTTAACAATTCCTGTGCCGAATAATGCAGCTTCAAAAATTGCGTTTCGTAATTCGGATGAGCCGTTAGACTCTTCTATTTGGTCGTGGATGAGCTTTTGCATTTGTCTCGCCGCTTCTTTCGCCGGAGACATTTCAAGCGTCTGAGGATCAGGAGAAGGGCCATCGACTACGTTTATCTTACCTTCTTCAATTCCTTGTTCAACGGTGTTTTCAAACTTAGTTTCGCCACTTGAAAACGTTGCTCCAGGTTTTAAAACGCGACCGTCGCCTTCGTACCCTACGTCAAAAGGATCTACTTCTTCTTCTTCAGTTTCGGTTGTTTCTGGTCTTTCGTATTCTGCGCCTTGGCTTGTTTCTAAGCCTGGGGTCATATCTAAGTGTTGGTATGTTGCTACACCTTCAGGTATCTGTGTTTCTTTAACACCTATAGGAAACTGTCCTGTGCCAAAGATTACGTCTACGAGTTGTCCAAATGCAGCAAGCACCTTAGTCTTTGTCACTTTAATAAAGACTTTAGATTTTTCTGATTCTCGAAACTTTACGTTTTTAGGATACAAGCCTCTAAAGTTATGATAAGCTTGGAGCCATCTTTGCTCATCCTGCTCTCTAGCAGTTTCGGCTCCTTCAAATCTATCTTCAATTAATCCAACAAAACGAGAACGCACATCGCCTTCTAGGTTTATTTCTAAACCACTTTCACCTTCTACCGGACTAAAGTAAAGCTCGTCGGCGTTCTGGTACATTGAATTTGCTTGTTCACTCATTTAGTTTTCCTTTAAATAATAAAAAACCTGCCCTCGTCAAATGAGTCAGGCAGGTACAAAACTAATATAACTTAAAGAGCTTGGAACTGAACAATAAACTTCACAGTTGTTGCAGCAGTAGCTAAGTCAGCTCCAATAGGCGTAAGCCTTGCATAAAGCGTTCTATCAGATGCTGAATACAAAGTTGAGGCTATTACAATAGCTTCTGAAGTAGCGGGGCCGCCG